AAAGAAATGCTTATGTTGACTTGCGAAGAAGTCAGGGCAAAAGGCCATTTATTGATGGCCCTCACTTTGAATTGATGGTATAGAACTCTGGGGTCAGCATTTAATTTTAATCTTAAACTCGCGGTTTTCGATCACTATAGGTGCTGGCCTCACGATCTTATCCTCATGTCTATGAAGTACAGCAAGCGTTTGCGTTCTACTGTATCCTAAGAATGACATGCGCTTGCAGATAGCGTCCTTACTTTTACCTAGTAATGCTAGTCTAATAATTTCTTTTGTTTCTGACTTACTATCTCTGCCACCCATATTGTAATCTGGTGCCATGTTATGCTTTAAGAATTGGGTTTGACCATCGCGCTTTACGATGCGCGACTTGCCTTCCTTAGCTGACTTAATCATTGCTTCACGCAGTTCGTCTTGCGTCATATGCTATATCCCATTTCTCTTAGCTTGTTTACAAACTGGTTTAATTCAGAACGTGCAGCCCACAGGTCTTGCTTAACATTTGGATGTGGGTCTGTTCTGTTCTCTTCATTAATTAAGCGATCAACTCTGCGCTTAAGAAAATCTAGCTCTACTTTATGCGCTGGCGTTACTTCCATTACTCATCCTCCTGTTGTGGTCTGCGCTTAGGTCTTACAATATCTGTTTCTTCGTACTGAATAATGCATTGCGCTGGGCCATATAAATTGTGTGGATATTTTTCTATGAAGTCAGCGCATTCATAGGGTGATGAGAAAACCATAACTACAATCCATGTTTTAATCATTTGTATTTCTCCACTGTGCTTTTGCTTATGCCTAGAAACATAGCTATTGATGTGATGCACCAGCCTCTTCTTCTAAAATATTTTATGTCGGCAAGCTCATCGTCAGTCAAAGGTTTATTGCGCCAGCCTTCGCCGTAGCCTTGATGTGGCTCTTTCGATGTCGGCTCTTCCTTTGGCTTTCTCCTTGAAAGCCCATTGATTTCTTTGAGCCTTTCATTGCAGCCCTTGGCATCGGCCATCATCTTTTCAAGATTGGTCATACGTTACTCCAAAAAAAAGCAGGGCCATAAAGACCCTGCAGTTGTGAGGTAGACAGATTTGGGAGAAGTACCTCGGAGAACAACACCATCTTAGAATGGTATTGCATCACTTTGCAAGGGGTTGGATTCACCTTGCTGTCCTTGCGCACCATCTGTCTTATCGCTGATTTGAAAAGACATATATGGTTTGTTGTCTTTCATCTTGCGCCAACCAGCAATGCGCTTAGCATCACCAAGTGGGCCAGAGTAATCTGGCGCTGCGGCATTAGACTTCTTATCATTCTCAAAGAATGTGCCCATCTTCTGGTACACTTCGATAATCTGGCGACCATCACGCGTTTCATCTTTGACCAAGACGATCTTTGAATCTGTACCATCAACGTTGATCTTACCCTGCAAGATCATTTGCTGTGATGGAAATGGTGTGAAGGCTGCGCCTGTGTTACTGTTGTCGTACTCTGCCATGCTTCTGGCTCCTTTTGTTTACCAGCTATTGCCGGCTGATTTGTTGCCGCTATCTGCTGCATACTTATTGCCATCCATCTCACCTAAGAAGACGTCAGCATTACAGCCAAGGTGCGACAGTGCCTTGGTCAAACCATCGGTGACTGCCATCTTGGGCGCATCCTCAGCCATGCGGCCCTTGGCGGCGTCAAAGAATTTACGGCATCCGGTAAACGGGCCAAAGGTATTGGCCGGTGTACCGTGCCAGACAGACACATGCGCTAATACAGCGCTGTCTCCGTTGCTGACATGCACAACCTCAGTTGTGTTGTGCCAGCCCCAGCCTTCACCTACTGCACCAAACTCTTCGGTCATCATTCTGACCTGATATTGTGGGTCAATAGCTGTAAAGCTGCGCGACCCAAAGCTTACTTGCTTTAGATACTTTGGATCTGACTTGGATAAATTATCCCAATGCTTCATATTCATTTGGTTCTCCTTGTTATGCGGAGTGATCCCCGCTTGTCTCTCTTGAGGGAAAGCTGATCACAGTACACTTCTCTTTCGTTTGCTGCGACCATTCCTTTGAGATCTTTCTTTGCGTTTTCAAACACGCGGTTGGCTTCAAACCCTTGGATGTATGTGACTGCGGCATCGACGAATTGATTGTCTTTGCTGGCGTCTCGCACGACCATGTTATCCACCAAGATGTTTTCAGTAGATAAGGTTGGCACATCCGCTTCTGGCGGTTCCCTGTCATTAGCAACGTAACCCCAGAAGTCCGAGACCACCGCCCACATAGAATTGAAATAGTCTGCACTGTAGCTGACATGAGTACCCTCCCACTTGCTGTTACCAAAGATGACTGAAAGATATGCGCCATCAAGGTCTGCAAGGTGACAGTACAATTGTATTTGAGGAAGGTATCTCTTAACGATATCCTCCATATTATTAAAAGCATTCGTATGCTTGGCCTCTACGATGTCATCATTCCATTTGGCATCTATAGTTCCTTTGGCTGGCACACTGCCAAGCATCATTTCATACTCGCGCTGATGATCTGACAACACGCACTTGTATCTTTTTTCAAACCAGCCAAGGTTAAAGTCTTCAGTAACAGAGCCAAGCTGCACAGCTATATTATCAGACAGATCTTCTGGCTCCATTCTGCCAGTCTTGATGGCCCATAGCTCTTGCCATTCACCATTCATAATTTTTACGCAGTCACTACCGCCGATGAAACCTTTGCGTTCCATTAAGTTCTCCTTGTCTTCCTGATATAATTAATTTTTTTTCAGGTTTTTTTGCACCTTCAACTTACTGCATATATGCAGCTTAGTCAAAATATTTCTTGAAGTCTGACTCAGTTAAGTCAGTCTCAGCTAATAGCTGTTCTTTTACTTTACCCTTGAGAAAGCTTGCGCCCACCGCTTCGCCGTTCTTGATGCGGCGAGCGTTGATCTCAAGCGTATCCAACACATAGTTAGAGCGCTTGTATTCTTTAGCATAGTGAGGTGAGCTTGTAGCTTTGCTGATGTGTGCAGACCAGACATCGCCTTGAACAGCTTGATAAACAGACTTAGGTTTTTTCATGGCTTGTAATACTCCGCTACATATTTACCGCTTTCAAGTTGGATCATTGTTTTATCTACAGAATAGCCAAGATCTTTTAAGTCTTTAATTCTTGCTGATAAACGAAAGCAATTATAATTAATAAGCGCGTCTATTGCGGTTATTCTTTTGCCCGCATCAAGATGCGCTTTGATTGTCTTTGTCTGTGATTCCATTTGCGTTCTCCATTAGCTTTAGGAATTGATCACCACTCATGATGACCACTGTTTGCGGTTCTCCCGACCGCCGTTTATAGAAAGCAATGTCTCTGCCTTCTAATACTTTAAATGGGCTAGGGAAGTTTGACTTGTCCCTATACTTTACTTCTCCCACCAGTTCTTGCCCGAAGAGTTCAAGCTTGATGTCGCCGCTATACTCTCCCCCCAAGCTGCCGCTGAGGGGCTGGCGTTTCGCTTTGATCTGCGCTTTCGTGAGCCAGTCGACGAACCACTTTTCGTGGTAAGTTCCTTTGATCTTGTTACGGTTTGCCATTTATCTTCCTCGTAACAGTGCAAGCAAATGAACCAATGCTTTTCCATTGTGCTTTTGCTGTTTTGTTTTAACACTGCAACAAACCAATTTGTTTTTGTTTGACAGGCAATGCAATTTATTGAGTCACTTCTCTTTGATTTCAATTGAATAATCCAATGCGTCAAGCCAGCATATTAACATGAACCCAGAAGGAATACGCTTGTGCGTTTCCCACTTGTGTACCAGTGAAGTCGCGCAGCCTATGCTATGAGCTAAGGCTTCTTGACTTAAACTTTGCTTGTACCGTGCGGCTACTAAAAGGCTTACCAATCTTTCGTAGTTCTTCAGATTGCTTTCGGGCTTCATTGGCTGCGTGGATGTATTCGATGGCATGAAATACTTTCACTGCTGTATCATACCTTAGCTCAGTCTCACCTTTGATTGTTCTGTAATAAGTTGACGTTGGAATGTCAGCTTCTTTGAATGCTTTCAACAGCGAGACATCATGCCCCGCTGCTGTGTCTTTGATGTATTTAAGGTATGATTTCATACTGCATTAATGCAGCTAATCAATCCTCAAAGTCAAGATCAAGCGGCACTTCACCCTGCGATCCACATTCGATGCAGTCTTTGATGCCATCTTTTACTAGATCACCAGCTTGATACTCACCAGCAAACGTAGAAAATACATATCGATCTTGATAGCCCCGACCATCACAGTCAGGGCATGGCTTGTAATCAATAGCCATTACTGCAAAGAGACGCCAAGATCTTCTGGCTCCCAGCCTTCAATCTCATAAGTCTTAGGTGTATATACACGGGTGATAGACTCTGCTTTTGCAAACTTGTTCCAAGCATATGTTACTAGTAGGCGCTTGGTATGCGCGGGTAACTTTTTGGTGCTAAGCTCAGAGCGCATTAGATATTCACGCGTGAAATGTGCAGGGTCACCTGAGTAACATGGAACGCCAGTCTTCCAAGTCTTGATAAAGGCATCTGCTTGATGCGCGTGACCAAGATAACAGCCAATGTAATGAACGGCTGTAAGCATTGAATCCATGCCTTTGAATGCTTTGTTGACAAACATAGCGCTGTCTTGCAAGTCATATCGACCAGCCTTGTTGGTGTGGCTGTCAATGATTTTCTTTAGCTCACTGTGTGATGCCATCTGGCGGCTTTGATTGTAAGCTAGTGATGCCATTTGAGTTGCTGCTGCTGCAAGTTGCGAAGCATATCCATAGCCTTGCATCATAAGACGATCACCCATTGAGCGTTTTGCGCCTGAGTCGATTGTGTCTTTGACTGATGGCGGTAACTGAGAAACAACCATTGTTGTGATTGGTCTGTTGGCTGCAACAACAGCGCTCAGTCTGTGTTGACCATCAATAAGTGTACCATCAGTGGCAATGCGGATGGCGTCACCGTTGACTTGCCATCTGTCGCCAAGAATATCACGCGCCATTCTGTCAACTTGACGGGGCTTGATGTTCCGGTTTGCTTCATTGTTAGATAGCAATTGCTGTGCCATCTCCGGTGAGATTACTTTTATTTCTACCTTCATTTTGGTTCTCCTAATAAGGTATTTCATCATTGATTTGAGGTGGATTGTAGTTAGCTTCCCAAGCATCTGTTGCCCTTCTTAACCATTTGTCTCTGTTAAAGTTTGGGTTTGCTCTCTGCAATTCATCTGCAATTTGGTTTAGTTGAGTGGGCCAACCTACCATTGGCCCAAATGTGTCAGCCATCCATTCAAGCTGAACACGATTCATATTCATACCATCTCCTTCCATTGTGTTGTCTTCATTGCACTAGCGATCTTAGCTTCGCGTTCATAACGCGCAGTGTGAGGTGATTTAAGTTCGCCAGTATGCGTTGCCCAATACGTTAGACAGTTATACAAGGCCCACTTGTTTGAGCCTAAGCTACTGCGCTCATCACCCCAGATGCGCAGAAGATTCTCTAATTGTTTTTCATTCGTCTTGCTTGCTGCTTGCTGGCGCGTGTACGCCTTTGCCACAGTCTTCTTGAGGAATGATTCGACTTGATCATGTTCAACCTTGGTCTTCATCCAAGACTGCCATACATCTTTCTGATCTTTGAAATGCTCAAGACCGGTGACAATCTTAGCTGCTGATCCATCAACGTTAATAGATGCAGTGTGTTTGTATCGGCTGAATGCTATGGCATCTGCTGTGGTGCAACCATTCAAGCACCAAAGACGCAAGCCACTTGCTGCTTGAGCAAAGGGCCATGATGCATCGTAGCTATTAGAGAAGGTGGCGCGGTACTTAACGTAGTCACCTACCTCTGGCTCAACGGTAAGATTATTAAATAGTATCTCACCTCTAAGCTTGCGACCATTTTCAAAGACATCAACGCTTACCTCGTAATCGTCAGATAAGTTGGCTGCTTTCACGCCATCAAGCACAGAGTTAACAACATCATCGTGTGATACGATCTTGTAGCGCGACTTGTGCAAGCCCATTGATGCGCCAGTATCAAGGCGCACAATGTTCTGATGCCCAGCTATCTCAAT